ACAGAGTTCCGAGATCGCCTCATGGCGCACGTGTTCAACGAGAACAATCTGCTTGCACGCACAGATCAACAGATCACGTCGCGCAACGCGATCGCATTCCCGGTTGATGAAACGACGCCCTGGGGCACCAGCGGCGTTCGTGTCTATTGGGAAAACGAAGCTGCTGCAATTTCGCAATCCAAGCCGACCTTCCGCGAACTGACGCTGAAAACGTCGAAGCTTGCTGCGTTGGTGCCGGTCACTGAGGAGCTCCTCGAGGACGCGCCAAGCCTCGGCAACTATCTCGACGGCGCCGCCGGTCGCGGTTTCAACTATGCCATCGGCAACGCCATCATCGACGGCACTGGCGCTGGGCAGCCTCTCGGCTTCCTGCGCTCCAACGCGCTTGTGACGGTTGCAGCGGAGAATGCGCAAACCGCTGACACCGTGAACGTGCAGAACGTCGCGAAAATGTGGGTGCGGATGCCGGCGGAAAACCGTCAGTCGGCGATCTGGCTCGCCAACCCAGACGTCGAAGCGCAGTTCATTTTGATGACGCTTGGCGGCACCGCTGCAGCCTTCCCGGTTTACATGCCGCCGAATGGCATGTCGCAGTCGCCGTTCTCGACGCTGCTCGGTCGACCGATCGTGCCGCACATGGCGTGTAAAGCGATCGGCGATGTTGGCGACATCAGCTTCGTTGATCTCAAGGCTTACGTGACGGCGGTGAAAGCCGGCGGCGTGAAGACGGACGTTTCTGTGCACCTTTGGTTCGACCAGGCGCTTGCAGCGTTCCGCTTCATCTTCCGTATCGATGGCCGCCCATGGCAGTCCGCCGCGATCTCGCCGCCGAACGGCAGTTCAACGCTGTCGCCGTTCATTACGCTGGCTGCGCGATAATCGCTCCTCCCAAACTGGCCCGGTGAAAGCCGGGCCAATCCTTTTCTTCGATCTTTTCCGAGTGAGTGAAGTCAAATGAGAAACGCTCTTTTCGCGGAACGCTTCAACATCATCATGGGAGTTCCGGCGGACAGCCAGGGCGCCGGTGGTTTGGCGGTTCCGGCTATCAACATGAAAGACGCCGTGCGCGCCACCCTCTGCTTGCTGAAAGCTGCAGGTGTCGCCGGCGATGATCCGGTGATCACGTTTACGCAGGGCGACGGTGTCAGCTCCGGCGCCTTGGTAAACGGCAAGGCGCTCACCGCCATCACGCGAGCCGATACGAAGCGGCATGCTTCGGCTATTCCTAAAACCTACACCGCCGAAACACAGGCTGCGGCGGCGACCTTCACCAGCCTTACGCTGGCTGAAGAGAAGGGCGCGATCCTCATCGACATCACGCCGGACATGCTGGACGTCGACAACGGCTTCCATGCCGTGCGCGCGGCCGTGGCCGACACCGGCGCTGGCGGCGCTCAGCTCGGCATCCTGTTCTGGATTGTCGAAGTTAAATCGGCCCCGCCGATCGACATCGAATCCGACGCTTAAAACACTTAGCCACGGGCGCGCTCTCTTTGGGTGCGCCCGTCGGAGGGATTTCACATGAAGCGCATCCGCTTCACTCAGCGCGCGGTGTTCGAAGTCAACGGCCCGAACCATCCGGACAACCCGGTGTTTGAGCTCGAGTCCGAGCACACTCTGCGCAATGACCAGGCCGACCGCTGGCTGAACCGAAAGAAGGCCGAGCTCGTCGAAGACTTCGGTCCCGACGTGCTGGAAACTGCAAACGCCGAAGTTGTGCAAGAGATCGCTCAGGCGATCGAGATCCGCGACGGCGCACAGTTCGAGAGCCTCGCCGACGATCTCGCGAAAAGCCGCAGCGAACTCAATAGCGCACTCGGCGTTGCCGCGATCGACGCCTAACGTTTATGCGCCTGGTTCCTCGCATCGAAACGCCCGCAGTTGAAGCTGCGTGGCCCGTGGACTTGGCGCTAGCGAAGAAGATTTGCATCGTTGAGGACACAACCGAGTTCGACGCAGAGCTCGGCTTGTTTCTCGCTACAGCCATCGGCTGGCTGCAGCCGCCTTTTGGATGTCTGCGGCTTTCGATCGCGACCCAAACGCTACGACTTGATCTGCCGTGCTGGCCGTCGTGCTCGGTCGAGTTGCCGGCGGGGCCCGTGCAGTCAATCGCTTCAGTGAAGTATTTCGATCAGTCCAATGTTGAGCAAACGCTCGATGGCGCGAACTACTTTCTGGACAACGAAGATCTTATCTGGGCTGACACGTTTGCGGCGCCCGCACACTACGCGCGCCCCAGTGCTGTGAAGATCCGCTACATCGCCGGTTATGCGGTGGATGCCGTCGATCGCCCCGCGGTCATCAGGACAGCGATACTGCAGTGCGTGAAGCACTGGTTCGACAATCGCGATGCAGTTGCCGCCGTCGGCGCCATGAACATGATGCCGCTTGGTGTCGACGATCTCATCGCTTCTTATCGGGTGCGCTGATGAAGGTAAGTTTCGTTGCACCGTTCGATTATGTGCCGTCGCTCGAACGGCGTGTAACCATCGTTTACAAGCCGAACGGTGGCGAAGCTGCGCGCGGAATCTACACGGTGAAGCGTGAGTGCGGTGAAGAAGCAATCGCTGCTGGAAAAGCTATTCTCGTGGCTGAGGAGCCTGTTTCAGATGCCCCGCCCGCCCCGCACACCGAACCTGAATGATCGGGTCCGCGTCGAGCGCCGGCGCGACCTCATCGATGCCCACGAAGAACTGCTCTGGGACGAAGGCGACACGCTAGAGTTCGACGAAGAGATCCCGATCCAGTCCGACGAAGAGACGATCGGCGATGACGCCGGAAACTTCGAGGGCGACTGGATCGGTATCGGTCCGGCCGTGCTGCGATGCGAGATCAAAGAACAAAGCTTCGGAAGTGGCGAGGAGCTCATCGCTGGCAAGTTGCGCGGTGTCGAAATGTGCACCGTGGAAGTGCGCGTTTCAAAGTTCACCCGCGCCATCACGACCGATGATCGTTTCAGAATTGCGAACACCGACCGGGTGTTGAATGTCAGGTACGCGCCGCCGCCAGGCCGCACGAACTTTATCAGGTTCACCTGTGAGGCCGGCGTCACGACATGAACTATGTCCGCTGGGCGGGCCGTGAGCGACTGAAGGCGCGGTTCAAGAAGCTGCCGGTGCTGGCAAAGCAAGAGGCGCGCAACGGGTTACAGCTTGGCGCAAACGAGATCGTCGCGATGATGAAGCGGGTCGCCCCACGCGGCGACAGCGGAAATCTGATTGAATCTATCCATTGGATGTGGGCGAAGGCCCGCGGCGCCGGCGGATTGTTGGCGCTGCGCATCCGCGCCTGGAGCGCCAAGGTTCGCTACGCGCACCTGGTTGAGTTTGGTACGGCGCCACACAAACAAGGCGGCAAGTTCAAGGGGACGATGCACCCCGGAACTGCGCCGCAGCCATTTTTCTATCCAAGCTATCGAGCGCTGAAGAAGCGCTTCCTGAATTTGCAACGTCGCGGTTTTCGTCAAGCGATCGCGGCGTCGAAGAGTGTTTGATCCGGAGTGAATTGAGACATGGCCAGCACCTTGAAGACGCGCCTCAGCGCTTCGATCAACATCGTTCAATCAGCGGCTCCTGATGGCGGCGCAGCTCGCGTCGAGCAAACCGTCGAAAAAGTCCTGGAGATGCTGAACGGCACCACCAACGACAAAGCCGATCTGGCCTTCATCGATACGCGCACGCTGTCTTCTGGCGCTTCGGAGGATCTCGATCTCGCCGGCGCGCTGGCGAATGCTTTGGGTGAGACAATCACGGCGGCGGAAATCGTCGCCGTGCTCTTCGTCTCAGCAACCGGCAACACAACGAATTTGATCATCGGCGGCGCCACTGCCGAAGCGCAACTCTGGTTCACCGCCGCCGGCGACAAAGAAACCGTCAAGCCCGGTGGCCTATCGATGCACTTCGCCCCGGCTGGCTGGGCGATCACCGCCACCAGCGCCGACGATCTCAAGGTCGAGAACGCAGCAGGCGCCGCCGCTACCTACTCAATCGCCGTCATCGCGCGCAGCGCCTAACACATGAGCGGGCCCGACGCGGCGCTGCAGCAGGCCATCTTCAGCGCTCTCACCGAGAGCCAGGCCGTTCTTGCAGCGCTGGGCGGGACCGATGCAGCGCGCCGTGTTTATGATCGCGTACCGACCAGATACGTTTTGCCTTACATCACGATCGGCGAGATCCAGATCCTGGATGACACCCATTGCGATGCGGCGTGGGAAGCTTTCGTAACCACGCATGTTTGGTCCGACAAAGTCGGTAAGCCTGAAGCGCAGCTCATCGCTGGCGCCGTTGGTGAAGCGCTCAACACTGAGCTCACCCTTCCCGGCTTTATCTGCGTCGACTGGGCGTTCCGAGATCGCCGCTACATCACTGAACCCGACGGGCTGACGACGCATGGCGTCAACACGCACCGTTACCTGATCGATCAAGCACTCACCTAAACGCCCGAACCTACGGGTCTAATCCGCCGCCTCAGCCTAACCGCTGGGGCGGCTTTTGCGTTCTGAAGGAGATCAACGCAATGGCTCAGGCCACAACGGTTCGCGGCTCAGCGCTGCTCATCAAAGTCGGTGACGGTGCAGATCCGGAAGTCTTCGCACATCCGTGCTCGATCAACGCCGAACGCGGCTTGGCGTTTGCAGCTGAAACGCGAAACAACAACGTGCCGGATTGCGACGATCCGGAAGCCGTTGTTTGGCAAGGCACCGAGAAAAGCTCAAAAGGCGCGACGATCACTGGGTCGGGCACCTTGAACGCCGAAGATCAAGATCTCTTCTTCGACTGGTTCGAGAGTGAGCTGACGAAGAACGTCAAAGTGTTCACCAACATCACCGGCGCCACTGGCGGCCGCATCTACACCGGCGCGTTCCACCTCACCCAGTTCGAAATCACCGGCAACCTCGGTGAAAAGGTTCAGGTTCGTGTAACACTCGTCAGTGACGGCGCTGTCGTCAAAACGAACAACGCCTAAGCATGAGCCGCTCCGGGAAGATCGAGATCGAGTGGGCCGATCTTCAGGGCGCCGGCGCTGGCGGCCGGCATGTCTTCCGCCTGCCGATCGCTCAACTCGAAGAGCTGCAGGAAAAGTGCGATGCGGGCCCACAGCAGATCATGCGCCGCATCCACGAGGGCACCTGGCGTGTGCGCGACATCACGGAAACGATCCGGCTAGGACTCATTGGCGGCGGCATGCCGTCTGTCGATGCAGCTAAGCTCACCAGTCGGTACGTCACCGATGGCGCGCTGAGCGAAAACGTCCTGACAGCGCAGGTCATCATCATGGCCGCGTTAGCCGGTGTTCCAGATGAGCCGCTAAAAAAAAAGCGGCCAAGCCGGCGGACGAAGGAGGCAACGACGAGCTCGGAGACGGACGCGAGCTCATCGAATTCGCCCCCCTCTACCAGTTCGGCGCATCCCTAGGATTCACGCCGCAAGACGTCGGCGCGATGAGCCTGTGGCAGCTCAAGGCCTGCGAGCAGCCTGATCCAAACGAAGGCCCCGAAGCGCCCTCTCCCGATGAACACGACGCTATCGTCGAAAGGTTCGCGAACATCCACTAATGGCCACCGATCAAGAACGGCTGTTGCTTCTGCTCGAAGCAAATACCCGTAATTTTGAGCGCTCGCTGGAGCAGTCGGAACGCCAGGCGGAACGTAGGTTTAACGCCATAGAGAAGCGCGCGAACCAAATGGTTCGCAAGCTCAACTCGGACTTCAACGACTTCGCCAACAACAGCCGCAACGTCTTGGCTGCCATCGGCGTCGGCTTCATCGCCCGCGATGTCACCCAGCTCGCCGACACCTGGACGACGGTCGGCAACCGCATCGCCTTCGCCGGCGTCGCTATTGAGCGTGTCGCGGCAACACAACAGGCTGTCGCCGATATTGCATCGCGCACCCGCTCCGATCTTGATGCAACCGCCGACTTGTTCTCGCGGATGTATCGATCCAGCGAGGATCTCGGCGCATCGCAGGAACGTGTGCTGCGCGTCACCGAGCTTGTTTCAAAAGCTTTGGCTGGCGCTGCGCAATCGGAACGCCAAGGCGCTATCCGCCAGCTTGGCCAAGGTCTGGGCGCCGGCAATCTCGCGGGCGACGAACTTCGCTCAATCCTCGAAAATTCACGGCCGATCGCCGAAGCCATCGCGGCTGAGTTCGATACTACGGTCGGCAACCTGCGTGTACTCGGCAAGCAAGGCGTGCTCGAAAGCCGCCGCGTTTTCGAAGCGATCGAACGCGCCGGGGCTGACATCGATGCGGCGTTCGAACGGACGACGTTCACGGTGGCGGATTCCTTCGTGCGCTTGCGCACCGAGGCGGCGCGCTTCGTCGGCACCAACGAACAGACCTCGGCGTCCGTCCGGGGGCTGACCTCCCTCATCGATGCTGTCGCCAACAATTTCGATCTGCTTGCCGATGCCGTTGTCGTCACCGCCACGGTGATCGGCGGCACCTTTGCCGGTTTAGCCATCGGCCGCGCCCTGATCGCGCTGCAGGGCATGATCATCGCGATGACAACCGCATCGACCCGTGCGGCAACGTTGTCCAAAGCGCTGACTTTCTTTGGCGGACCACTCGGCATCGCATTGACCGTCGCCGGCGGCGCCATGGCGTACCTAGCGACACAAACCGACATCTTCACGTCCAGCGCTGAGCGCATCCAGAACGCCGAAGACAGCCTTTACTCTGCGCTGCAGGTCATCACCAACCTGGAAGTCGCGACCGAAGGCGCAGCGATCGGCACCGGCGCTGTAGCCGATGAAGCGAACCGCGCAGCTCGCGAACTCGATGAGATGACCGGCGCTGCCGATGACGCCAGTGGCGCCGCAGCGGACCTTGAGCAAAGCACGCGCGATCTCGCCGACATCGAAAAAGAGCGCGCGCTCGGCACCATCGAACAAGCGATCGCCGATCGTGAAGCGCTGATCGCCGCTGAGCAACGTGCGATTGCGGTGCGGCGACTCGCCAATGCCTTGGGCGCCATCACTGATCCGGAGTTGCAGGATACGCGCGTCAGCCTAAACGCCGACGCCATCGCGGAAAGCGAAGCCGAGATCGCACGCCAGGAAGCGCGTGTCGAAAGCCTGACCCGAGTCCGTGATCGTCTTGAAAACGGTCAGCTCAGACTTTCAGGGTCATCCGATCCGGCGGGCAGCGATCCTGACCCGCGCGGCCGTGGCGGTGGTGGCCGCAGCGGTCCATCGCTCGCTGATCTTGAAGCGCAAGCTGAGCTCAGCCTGGCGCGCTTGCGTCACGAAGAGTCGCGGGTGCAGCAGCTCCAGGATGCGGCGGAGCTGGAAAAACGCACGGCCGCATATATCGAAGCCGGTTTGACGGCGACGGTGGCGCGTTCCAAAGCCGAAGCCGAAGTCACCGCCGAACGCGAAGCCTCGAACGCTTCGGCGCAGCGCGGATACGAGCTTTCGCAACTGCAGGATCGCATCGATCTTGCGCGCATCGAGAATAATATCGGGCTCGCCGATGAAATGGCGGATCAGCTTGAGATCGCACGCCGTACCGCCGAATACGTTTCGCAGATGGCGGTGTCAGAGGCTGAGGCGACACGCATGGCGCGCGAGTACGTCGAAGCCCGACGCGCCGCGCTTAATCTGGAACGCACCCGCGAGCTCGATCTGCGCGGATTGGAAACCGAAGCCGACGCCGCACAGGCGCGCGGTGACAGTCGTGCCGAAAGCGCGCTGAACCGTCGCCTCGAACTCGAAGCGCGGATCTCTGAGCTGCGCCGGCTCGGTTTAAGTGAAAGCGCGGCGGTTGAACGCGCGCAAACCGAACTCGAAACGCTGGAACAAGCCGATCTGCAGGGCAAATTCCGCGACTGGTTCAGCGGCGGCGTCATGGCGGCGCTTGACGGCGATCTCGATGACTTCTTCGAGAACTGGATCAGAGATCGCGCCGCAGCTGGCTTAGAGAACGCGCTCGACCAAGTCGCTGACGTTTTGTTTGAAAGCTTCAGCGGTGTCCTGACGCAGGTCATGCAGGGCGGGCAGGACGGCATCGCCACGGCGATCTCAGCCGTCTTCACAGGCGGCGCCACGGGCGGTTTGAACACCCTTGGTGACGAAGCCGCGAAGGCCGGCGAGGCTCTGGGAAGCGTACTTGCGGCCGCTGCTGGCCAAGCCGCGACGCAGATGACCTTGTCGGGCACGGCAGCTGCTGCAAATGCGGCCAAGGAAATCGCGGCATCGACGGCAAAGACGTCGGCCGACATCACGTTGGTCAGCGCAACAGCGGTGCTGACGAAGGCCTTCTTTACAGCAGCGGCTGCTGCCAACTCATTCAGTGCAAGCGGCGGCGGCAAAGGCAGCGGGCTGCTTCAGATCGTTGGTCAAATCGGTACCGCCCTCTTCGGCGGCGGCGGCAAAACAAGCTTCGGCGGATTCCGTGCAAGCGGCGGGCCGATGGCCGCTGGATCGGCTTATATGGTCGGCGAGCGCGGCCGCGAGATCGTCGTGCCGCAGGTGCCGAGCTTCGTTATCCCAAACGGCGCCTTCGGCGGCGGCAACGTCACCATCGTCGATAAAACATCGATCAGCATCCAGGGCGCCAGCACCGCTGAAATCGCACAGCTGCAACAGACCGTTCGCACCATGATTCAGACGCGCAACCAGTCCGCGGTGCAGGCGGTGCGTGATGCAATGCGTAGGCCGCGGGGGTTAGGATGACGATCACCTACCCGCGCGCGCTGCCGTCGTGCCGTGCAAACACTTCTGACTTCGAACTCGAACGGCAAGAAGTCATCGGCGGCGAACAAGGTGGCCGGATCATCTCGGGGCAGTTGGGCCCTCCGCACTGGCGACTTAAGTTTACGCGATCGCCGACAACCGAAGCCGAGTACGACCTCTGGCGCACATGGCTCACCTCGCTGCGCGGCTCCGGCAAGCTCTTCTTTGGCCGCGACATGCGCCGCGGTCGTTGGCCGCGTGCTTATGCGAAGACTGGCTTCACGGATTTAACCCGCGCCGGCGGCGGCGCCTTCGATGGTACTGCGACATCGATCGATATCGCTGACCGCTACGTTCCGGCTTTCACCGGTCTGCCTGCTGGCTTCGTTGTCAGCATCGGCGATTATGTCGGCTTCAGCTATGGCGACGACAACGGCTGCACACTGCACCGCTTCGTCGAAGCAGGAGTCGCCGACGTCGACGGCGAAGGCGCCTGGACCGTCGAGCCTGAACTTCCGCCGTTCGTGCCCGGAGATGCTGTCGCCACCTTCGCATCACCGACGTGCTTGATGGTGATTGTGCCTGGTTCGAGTGATGTCAGCGCCGACAACAACCAGCGCCGCATCAGCTTCGAAGCGATACAGCACTACGTGACGACATGAAGACGCTTCCGTCAGAAGCGATCGATGTGCTCGAAGGCCGTGAGCTCATCCATGCCGCCGCCGCGAAGTTCTCGTTTCCGGATGAGCCGATCCGGCTCTGGTCCGGCTACGGCGACTTCGAGATCAATGGCGAGATCTACCAAGGCGCTGGGACCACCGCTCTGATTACACCGTCGTCATCCGCGCTTGGCGGCGCCAACGATGGTCTGACGATCGATGTGTCAGGGCTTGATCCGATTGCGGCGCAGCTGACCGAGGACACCGACTATCACCAAAAGCCGGTCACGATTTATCGACTGATCTTTGCCCCCGATACAACAACGCTGCTTGGCGCCGCGGTCTTCATGCGCGGCCGCGTCGATACAATCATCATCACGGAAACGATCGGCGATAAGTCGTCGCTTCAGATCCAGATCGAAGGGCCGCGGCGCGACATGAACCGCCACGGATCGCGCGTTCGATCGGACACCGATCAACGCGCGCTTGGCGGCAGCGGCGATGCCGGCCTGAAGCATGTCGGCGTTGCGTCTCGAAAAACTCTGTCATGGGGCAACAAGCCTTCAACCGTCAGCGATGGCGGCAAAACCGGCGGCAGCAGCGCGCTCCGCCTTTTGCGCCCGCTGTTTTAATCAAGGCGTGCCGATCCAGATGCAGAGATTTACGGACTGGCCCGAACGCTTCGTGGCCTACATCGCTGCACGGCAGGAGAAGCGTTTCGACTGGGGGCACGGCAGGCAAGATTGCTGCAGCTTCGCCGCCGGCAGTGTGCTCGAAATCACCGGCATCGATCTGATGGCGGATATCCCGCCATACACCAGCGCCGAAGAAGCCGATCTCATCTTGGCTGACACCTCGCTTGAAGCGCTGATGGATATGCGGCTGCATCGCCATGAGTCGCCGGCGTTTGCGCAACGCGGCGACGTCGGACTTTCCGCGATCAACGGCAATCCGACTTTGATGATTGTCGAAGGCGCCACGATCATCGGTCCAGGCCCTCGCCGGCTCGAACGTCTGCCGCGTCATCTGCTCACTGCGGCTTGGGCCGTCTGAGGCGTATCGATGCCTCCCGTCGTTGCGGCCGTTGTGGCCGTTGCATCCGCCGTGATTTCAACGGTGGCGGCAGTTTTCAGCGCGGTCAGCGGCTTTTTCGCAGCGGTCGGCGCCTTCCAAATCGGCGGCTTCGCAATCGGCCGCGTCCTGCTTCAGGTCGGCATGTCGCTGGCCTTCAATGCGCTGTTTTCACCGAAGCGCGAGCGTGTTGCCGCCCGTCAGGCCTCGGTGCTCGAGTTGTCGCTTGGTGAAGTTTCGCGTCAGGCGCTGTTCGGTCGTGACGCGACCGGCGGTTCTCTCGGCAACGTCTGGAATGACGGCTCTACCAACGAATACGAAACTCAGGTCGACATCCTCACCGACCACGAAAGCGATGCCCTCGAGGGCTACTACGTCAGCGATAAATACTACACCTTTGCAGGCAACGGCTTGCAGGCGCATGCGGACTTCGGCAGCTCGCTCTGGATTGAATTCCGCAAGGGCGCGCTTAGTGACACGGCCCCCTCTTACATCACATCGCAAGGCGTCGCCGCCGGGGAGTGGACGTCTGAGGAGCTCGAAGACGGATTCTTGCGCGGGCTCTGTTACGTGGTGGTTCGCTACAAGGTCAACGAGACCGCGTGGAAAGGTGGCCGCCCTCAGTTCCGCTGGCTGCTGCGCGGGCTGAAATGCTACGATCCGCGCAAGGACTCCACCGTCGCCGGCGGTTCTGGTGCGCATCGCTGGGGTACGCCTTCAACGTACGAGTGGACTGACAACGCTGCTGTTTGCCGCGCGAACTATATGTGGGGCGTCTGGAATTACGCGAGCGATCCGCCGCAGCTCATGACTGGGCCCGGCAAAAGCTTTGATGAAGAGCCGCCGGAATTTGTCATCGCCGATGCGAATCTGTGTGACGAAAACGTTTCGCTTAAAGCTGGCGGCACAGAGAAGCGCTATCGCGTCGGCGCCGTCGTTGTCGCCGAAGAAGCATGGATCGACGTCGAAGAGAATTTCGCCGCCGCCATGGGGGGCCAGCTTGTCGAACGCTCCGGGGCGATCGGAGTCGATCCTGGGGCCGCGAAGACCCCCGTCGCAACCTTCACCGACAACGATCTGATCGTTGGGAAAGAAGCGCGTGTGCAGGCCAAGCTTGCGCGTGACGAAATGTGCAACACGGTTGTCGCGCGCTACGGTGACCCGACGCAGCTCTACGAAGAAGCTTCGGCGCCGATCCGCCGTTCGCTCGAAGACATCACCACTGACGGGCAGCCGTACGAAGAGACGCTTGATCTTGTATTCGTGCGCAGCGGCACTCAAGCGCAGCGCATCGCTGAAATCCATCGCCGCAAGAAGCGGCTCCAGATGGTCGCGGCGGTTACGCTGGGCCCGCGCTTCATGCTGCTCGAAGATGCGGACTGGATTTCATGGACGTCGGAGCGCCGCTTCGGCGGCGACAGCGTCAGTTTCGAGATCCATGGCGTCGCCGTTGACGCCGCTGGGTTCACCTCGCTTGCACTGAAGCAGATTAATTCGAGCGTGTTCGCATGGAATCCGGCAACGGATGAACTCGACCCGAAGAACCCGATCTATCTGCCGCCAGGCGCTTTGGCTGACGCCGAACTGGACGGCGTCACCGTTGAAGCGACGACACGCACCGACGGCACACAGCAGGTTCCGGCGATCGTCGTCTCATGGACGCCGCCGACGGATGCCTCGATCCGGGCGGTGCTGATCCAGTGGCGCAAACAGGACAGCCTGCTTGTCAGCACGAACACGACCTCTGACGTCGCCGCCGGCGAATACGTCATCGATGGCGGCCTGATCGGCTTAGCCACCTACGAAGTGCGGGTGACGCCGCTGACGACGCCGCAGCGCGGCGAGATCTCGTCGGGCTGGTTGGCGGTGACGGTTTCGGAAGCCAGCGGCAATCAGACCCTGAACTTCACGCCGATCGCGAGCGCCAACATGACGGTGTTCGGGCGCAGCCTGCGCAAGGTTGCCGGCGCCCTGCAAGCGCTAGGCTGGGATGACACCGACGACGGCTCTGTTGAGTGGGATGACGACGCCCCGCTCGAATGGGATCTGCTCGGCTGGGATGGCCACGTATTCTCAGCGGAAAGCTTTGTCGGTGGCGCCTCAGCACTTGGGATCGTGGTCGATACCGATAAAGCGCTGATGTTCGGGCTTTCGACCGATCCGTCAGCCGATGATTTTTACGACAACATCACCTTCGCCTGGCGACTCAGTGAAGACGGCAAGCTGACGATTTGGCAAGCCGGTGAGCTCGTCTGGGATAATGACGGTGATCCGATCGATGCCGCCGCAAACGATGTGTTGAACGTCGTCTATGACGGCGCCAGCGTTCGGTACTACGTCAGCGGCGTTCTGAAATTCGAGACCGATACCTCAGCGGATCTCCGGCTCTATTTCGACACATCGTTTTATAGCGATGGCGCCCGCCTCGATGGCGTCTCGTTTTCATCGGCGGCAACCGCAGGTTCGAAGCAGGAAACACGCTACAAGCGCAGCATCGCACCGCCGGCGACGCCGACCGATGTTGAGCCTGCTGACTGGTTCTTAGCGGTGCCGACTGGTAACGCCGCGTTGTGGTCATCGACCTCAACGAAGACGCTGGCGGGCGCGCTGGTTTCGGGCTGGTCGACTCCGGCTTTGCTGACGACACCGAATTGGCGCGGCACCTACAACGATGCGACCACGTACTATCGCGAAGACGCCGTCACTTACGCCAACATCTCGTATCGATGCGTCGTCGAAAGCATCGTCGGCCGCGCACCGAGCGGCACGACACAAGACAATCCGTTCTGGGTTCTGATCAGCGGCAACACCGGCAACCCGCCGGTCGATCCGCCTGATGAGTTCGCGGACACGATCGCGGTCCCTTCCTCAACCGAGGGTGTGAACCTCTACGATCTCGCTGTCGCCAACGGCTACACCGGGTATGGCGACGTCGCGATCGTGTTTGAAGTCAACAGCGGCGTCGTCATCACCGGCAGGCCTGGCGCGCCTGATGGCGGCCGCGCCATCACCACCGGCAGCTGGCCGGTTGGCTACACGTTCGATCTGTCGCTGGTGATTAAAAGCGGCGCCATCGTTCGCGGCGGCGGCGGCAAAGGCGGCAAAGGCGGTGACTGCAATCCTGGCCCGCAGGTCGGTGAAAGCGGTGGCATCGGCGGTGGCGCCATCGAATGCCTGACGCCGATCGATATCGATATCCAGAGCGGGTCAATCGTTCAGGGCGGCGGTGCTGGCGGCGCAGGCGGCGCCGGCGCCACGGTGCAAACCGGCATCTTCCGTATCTTCAGGATCGGCGGCGGCGGCGGCGGCGGCGGCCAGCCGAATGGTCCGGGCAATCTCCAAGGCTATGGCAACACGACAAGCGGCAGTCCCGGCGCCGCAGCAACAACATCGGCGCCAGGCGCAGGCGGCGCAGGCAATGACGGCGGCAACGGCGGCGCCAGCGGCAACGCTTACGGCGTCAGCGGCTACTGCGTCCGCAAGAATGGCTTCGTCGTCAACGTAACCAATAGCGGCACGACGGCTGGCACGATCGGTTAAACAGGAAGACCTCTGACATGACGACAATCTCAGGCGCCGGCGCTCATGCGAGCGTTGCCGGTAGCGATCGGCTGCCCGCAAGCAAGGCAGGCACAAAAGGCTATTTGAGCGCTGAGCAGCTCCGAGCTTTCGCCGACAGCGCGATTGCGACGAAGACTGCGCTCAAAGCTAAGGCTGCTGGCTTCACCACGATCGCCCGCACCGCTGGCCGTGATGCCGCCGGCGATGGCGGCGGCGGCAGCTTTCGCTGGTCCTCTGCGGATTTGAGCGCTGACGTCACCGCGGATACGCGCGAGATCTTCTACATCGCGCCAGACAGCGCACCGACCGGCGCATCCGGCGCGTGGGTTCGCGATGCACAACCCGGCTTCCTGGTTGCTGAATGGGCCGGCGCTTATGGTGACGACACCACCGACTGCGCCGCTGCCTGGGCTGCGCTCGAAATCATGGCCGACAGATTGGATCGGGCGACGATCCTTTGGCTGGGCGCGATCTATCGCTTCAATAGCGCCCTCACACAAACGAAGTCCGGCATCACGCATGTCGGCTCACGCTTCCAAACCTACTTCCGTTTCAATCATACCAACGACGGCATCACGCTCGGCAGCCAAGTCGATTTCGTTGACGGCTTCCGTTCCGAAGGCATCAGCTGGTTGCAGGCCAGCGGTTCGGCGTACGCGATCAATTACTACAACGCCCGCGAAGTCAGTTTAGCCGATTTCGAAGACAGCCAAGTCCGCAACTTCGCCAAGCTCGGTTCGGCGTACACCGCCATCATTGCTGCCGCGAATAACGGCGCCGGCTTGGTGCGCATCACGCTGGCGAGCGATGCCTTCGTCACCGGCTCCTATATGTGGGTCAATCTTGCTGGGACCGGCGTCACGCTCTCAGCGGGCGGCGCTTCGGCTGGCGCTTATCGTCTGACGCGCATCAGCTCCGGCGTGTACGATCTCGTCGGTTCAGTGTTTGGCGGCGCACACGCCTCCGTCAGCGCAACCGGGGCGGTCAATAACGGTTCGGGCCTGATCCGCGTCACGCTGGCAAGTGACGCGCTCGTCACCGGCAGCCTCGCCTATTTCGATCTCTCCGGTGCAGGCATCACTGGCGGCGTCGGCGCGTTCTTGGTGAACCGGATCAGCTCCGGGGTCTACGATCTGCGCGGCTCAACCTTCGGCGGGACTTACACCTCCGGCGGTACAGCAAAGAAGGCCGGCCGCGCCGCCGCCTACGCCTATCAACTCCACGTCGAAATTCCGGATGCGCGCGATGCTGTGAAGGTCGCCGCCGACAAAGCGTTTCTGATCCAGACCTTCGCCGGCGATCTCATCTTCAACGGGCTGCCGTCGTTTCAATCGACCAACGTCAACGGTTCGAACCAATGGATCGCTGGCACCGCCTTCCTGCACTGGGCGCCGAACACGACAGCCTTCGACCGCTTCGATCATGTCAGAGGCCGTGTGTTCGGACGCCGGTTCGAACGCGGACTCTTGCTCGATAATACCCGGGCGGTTTCGGTCTACATGCCGGACTGCATGTTCGATGCGTGCGGCGCAACACTTGAAGTCAAAACCGACGCCGTCGATGCAACACTTGGCGGGTTCGAGAAGATCAAGCTGTCACGGACGCGCGGCGGTTACGACAGCGGCGCCGTTTATCACTTCGCCAAGATCGATTGCACCGGCGCCGTTGGTGAAACGCTGGATCTCGACGGCATCGAGGGCGACTTCGAGCGTGAGGCTATAATCTTTGCGGGTGGCACAGCTGGCCTGCAGCGCGCCCGCGTCAGTGGCGCACAGCTTTTGATGCGGCCGCAGAGTTCAACCTACGATGCGATCTCTGTTTCCGGCAAAGTCGATGCGCAACTTCGCAACGTCCAAATCAAGAAGCAAAGCGGTGCGGGCTCGCTTGTCGATGGTGTCCAAGTCGCCGCCACACATACTGGACGCCTCGATATCGGCGGCGTGCAGCTCGATGGCGGCACCGGCTATTGTGTTGCCGTAGCAACCGGCCTGTCGCGATCGACCTCAATCATCACGGTTGAGCTGCTCGAAAACCTGACGACTCCAGCGAACCGTTTGAGCGATGCTGACAACACGGCGGCATCATTCGAGACACCCTATAACGTCGGCCGGAAATGGACGGACATCGCGGCGGCGTCCTCAACCAACATCGGCGCCGCTGACGGCGACTTCGGTGATGTCACTGGCTCCGGTGTAAACATCGCGGATCTCGGATCGGCGCGCGCCGGTGTTGAGCGAACCGTACGCTGGACGGGTTCGAACACGCTCAATTACGACGCCACCAAGATCATCACGCGCACCAAGAAGCTGCAGACGCAGGCTGGCGACACCACGGTCTTCCGTTCGCTTGGGCCTGGTTCGGGTTCGGGCTCATGGGTGCTCGTATCGCATCGCAGCGCCGGCGTTCTCGTCGGCCAAAGCAACACGCAGAATCCGGTGCTGGTCTTTGGTTTGCAGAATGCGAGCACCGTCGCTGACGACACCGCGATCTCGATGCCAGCCTTCGAAGCTGGCGACACCGGCATCATTCAAGTCGCGTTCTCAAACGGTGAGTACGCAATCTTTCTCTGGGAAACGACGGGCACGCCATCGCTCGTCAACATCCAGAAAAGCGCGAACGTCGATCTCACGACCGGCGCTTTAACCGGCACCACCGGCACCGACGGTAAAACGACGATCGCGATCACCGTAGATGGCACACGGCAGATCTACATCGAGAACCGCTCCGGCGGCGCGATGAACATTCGCGCGCTCGGCTTCGGCAGCGGCGGCGTCTGATCTGACGTCTCTCGCACCAAACAACACGACCCCACCCCAAGGAGAACTTCCATGAAACTGCAAAACATCGCAGCGGTATGCGCCGTTGCGCTCTGCGCCATCGCGCTTCTTGTGCTTGCGCCTTTGGCACAAGCTCAACACGTCATCGACCCCAGCATCGTGCAGCCCGGCGCCGTCGAACTGCAGGCGCCGATGCCTGCCGCTGGCGCCGAATATTCCGGCGTTCCGGATGGCCAGGTCGTCCTGCCATGGGGCGTCTGGTTCGGCAGCGTGCTCGATTACTTCTTTGCAGCTTTGGCCGCGGGCGCGCTCTGGCTGCTGCGTAAAGTGCCGTCGCGCTTCGTCGATGCGCTGAACATGGTCTCCGGCTTGATGGGCCAAGGGCGCGTCGACTCGCTACTCGAAAAAGCGATCACCTACGGCATCAACGCCACCAAGGGCGCAACCCAAGATAAAGTGCTCACGGTCAACGTCGGCAACGAAGTGCTGGAACGCGCTTTCGAATATGCGGTGCGTCATGCGCCGGCGCTGGTGTCGCGAGTCGGCGGGCTGCAAACGATCCGTGAAAAGATCATCGCACGTCTGCGGCTTGAGGCTGATGCGGCGGTGCCAGTACCGCGCCCGCCGGCGACGGAAGGTCTGGTGGTCGAGCATGTCAGCCCGCCGCCGGCGTCCGCACCGGCGCCAGCGGCTTAACGTCGATGAACTGGGTCAAGCTCGCGGTCCTCGCTCTTGAGCTCGTGGGTGATCTCACGCGCTGGATCGAAGAGCGCAAGATCGCGAGCGAGGCCGAACGGCTTCTCATCGCCGAAGCAAGGGGAATGATCGATGCCAACGTCGCAAAGGCTGAGGCCGCTCGCGCTCGCGTCCGCGCTTTGCTTGCTGCCGATCCTGGCAGCTTGCGAGACGATTCAAGGGGCCCTTGGCGAGAGGACTGATGCGCCGATCGCGGCGCTCACCACCGATACCGCGTGCGGATCGTTTCAGCGGATCACGCCTTCGAAGCGCGACACCGATGGCACGCTCGCACAGATCCACGAACACAACGCCGTCTTCGACGTGCTCTGCGAAGGAACGACGCATTGAAGCTGGGCCCCGGTGATCGCGAGGCGATTGAAGAGATCGTTGAAGCAGCGGTGAAAGCCACGTTGCTCAGCTTAAACATCGACACGTCAACACCAGAGAAGGTGATCGAGTTTCGCAACACGATGACGGACGTGTCGGAGTGGCGCCGATCGATGCGCACGATCAAGCAAGCCGGACTGACAGCCGCGATCGGCACTGTCGCCACCGGCATGCTGGCCGCGCTGTGGATCGGCTTTCAAGCACTCATCGGAAGAGGACATGGATGACAAAGACCGATGCCCCAAATGCGGCCCGCTCCAAGGGCTCACTCGTCGACCGCGTCGTGCGCTACGCCTCAAAGGCGATGGCGACGCGCTGTGGTGCGCGTCCTGCGACGGAAAGTGGGCCTGCACCGAAGACAGCAACGAAGACCAAGACGGAGACCCCCATGAAAAGCAAAGTTAGTTCGAAGCGTGTCGCCGAAATCGCGAGCCGCATCCTGCGCGGCAAGCCGTACTCGGAGCGCGAGGCCAAAGCCGTCGCTGGATCAGTGATCGCGCAGGCCAAGGCCGCAACCAAGAAGGCGCCAGCGAAGCGCCGCTAATCAGTTCCCGCGTGCAAGGCGACCGGCTCGGATGCACGCGGCCCCTCCTCTCCGAGCCGGACCCACCTGAGAAGGAAAACGAATGTCGAAAGAGAAACTCGAACAGGAAGTGAAGGAGGCCGCTGCAGCGATGCAACGCGCCGCCACGAAGATCGGTGAACAGGCGTCGGCTATCAATGCCGCCAACACCGAACTCTCCAGCGTGAAGACGCAGCTCGCCGATACGCAAGCCAAGCTTGCCAGCGGCGGCATCGTCAGCGCCGAAGAACTGGATGCCCTGGCATCCACGCTCGACGGCGCGCAAACCCAGCTCGATGCAGCCGTCACCGCGACGGAAGCTGCGAAGGAAGCCGTCACCGACGCTTCGGCTGCTGCCGAGAACGTCGACACGAGCACCGTAACGGACGCGCCCGCCGAGGGCTAATCCGTTTGGGGCAATGCGGGGAAGCGGAGGGGCGGCAGCGATGCCGCCCTTTCGCGTTTTCTAAGGAGCGACGATGTTGAACGAACGCAGCGAAGCCAAGCTTGAAGGCGTCCACGCCGATCTGATCAAGGTCGTGCGCCGCGCCGCCGAGATCTGCGAGATCGAGTTCGTCGTCACCGAGGGCCTGCGCTCGATGAAGCGTCAGCGCGCCTTACTCGCCGCTGGCGCTTCGAAGACGCTGAAGTCGCGCCATCTCACCGGACACGCGATCGATGTGGCCCCCGTCATCGATGGCGAGATCCGCTGGGATTGGCCGCCGTTTTATCTGATCGCCGACGCCATGAAGGCTGCGGCTGCCGAGTTGAAGGTGCCGATTGAGTGGGGTGGCGACTGGCGCGCCTTCAAAGACGGCCCGCACTTTCAGCTGCCAGTTCGAGAGTATCCGGCATGA